ATTCCCATTCGGCAAACTCATCTGGCCAAATATCAAACTGCTGATATTCGCCATCACGACTACACATAAACACATGGCCTTCGCAGATGTTAGTGCCGTATATTTCATTGTGTGCAATAGCATAAGCCGTAAGTTGTAGGAAATAATCTTCAACCCATTCAACTTTCTTAGGCTTATTGGTTTGCTTAAAATCCATAATAGCAGGCTGACCTTTGTATGTGCCAACAAGATCAGTTGTTCCTGCATAGAGTTGTGGTACATAAAGTTGTACTTCTGAACCCCAAATTTCTCCTACATCTTGCATAGCATGTAATTTAATTTGCTCTGCCATACTATGAGCTTGCTGAGCATACGGATTAGAACCAGGCATTGGCCATTCGCCTGTATCGACGTAATCCTCTAAATACTTGTGCATACGAGTGCCTACTCCAGCAGCTTCGGTTGTAATTTCTTTTGCTTTAGCTTCGCCTACACGTTTACGCCAAGCAATAAGATGTGTTTTATCTTTAGTGGCATCAAGTATAGTCGTTACGCTTGCTACCGCACTTCCGTCTGGTGTTAGGTATCTGCGTTTTCCGTCAACGCTAGTTCTATCCAGCTTTTGGTAATTGTACTTGTTCTGTATCAGTGTCATCTTCGTCGTCCCATGAATCCCAATCATAAAAATCCATTGATGAATAAAATGGATCAACAGTGCTCATAGGATCGTCTTGAGCTTCTACAGTTTTAATTTCTGGAATATAGTGCATAAGCATGTTTTCAATGCCCATTTTTAGAGTCATTGTGCTGCCAGCGCAGCCACTACACGCTCCGCCTAGCTCGAGTAATAGGTGCCCATCATTATAATCTAAAAATTCAATATTGCCGCCGTGCCCGGCAACAGCAGGTTTTACCCGTTCTTCTATGAGAAGTTTTATCTCCTCAACAATTGTTTCTGTTGTTCTTTCGGTCATAATTTAATTATACTAAATTTTTAAAATTTGTCAAGATATTTCAGTATTGTCGCCAGGAGTCAAATCTTGGCTCATAGCTGTGTTCGTAGCATTCGTTGCCATAGCAGCTAACTTATCACTTGTATCATCTTTTGGTTGCTCAGCTTTTCCTGGAAGTGATGCGTCGGTCTTGATTACTATCTTATCAGAATCAAATTCTTCAATTATGTCTTTGAACTTTGGATCGTCGTATACGACATTAATATCGTCGATACCAGTAAATTGTGGATAACCAATGTTAGACATAATTTCATTAAGGTCTTTGTTTATAGCACCCTGCACTGGTTGAAAAGGGCCGTAGTGCAATACTAAGGCCTTTTTTTCTTGATTAGCTTCGCCTTGTAAATTTCTAAAAACTGAATACAAGGCATTAGTGTCTATGTTTTCTCGCAGGATTTCTGCAAAGCGCATTTTTAGTAACTTTTCTTTTTTCTACGTAAAGTTTTCTTTTTCTTTTTACCGTAGCCTTCGCTCATGATCATGCCAAGTCTGCGTGAAAGATCAACGGATTCACGTCTTGCACGGTCAGCTGGCTCTTCGCCTCCTGCTGCTGCTGCACTTGCACCAAAGTCGTCATCGCCTGGTGCTTCTATATCCATATCCATGTCACCGCCTAGCTCTTCATCGCCTGTTGGAGCTGGTGGACCTTCAGCTGCGCCCATAGGAGCTACTGCTCCGCCTTCGCCGGTAAGCAAACCAACACCTGCAATTAAACCATTACGTGTTTGTTCCATTGCTGCATAAAGTGCTTCTAACCCAGGCTTTACTGTATCTTGGAATTGCTGGCTGGTGTCTGCTCCTAGTTCATCACGGATAGCATCTGCTAACTGTAGCATAGTTTCGCTTTGCATTTCAGCAGTATCGTCCATCCAACCTGTAACTCTATCTACCATATCTTTCGATGCCATTACAAGTTCAGCTTTGTCTTCAGCACCTTCAATAAGAGCAGCACGATTATCAATTTCAGCTTCTAAAATTTCTACAAACAATGAGTTTTTATTATACTCGTCAGTATTAACATAATCATATCTATTAGATTCTAGCAGCTTATTCATTTTGCTAACTAGGGTTTTATGCATTTCTAACAATTGATTATAAGAATAGTCATTTAAATCAACGTCAGTTGCGAACCTTTCTACTAGATTATTTCTTAATTCTTTGTATGTAGGCTTTTTATTCATATCTGTAAGTTTCATAGCACTTTCCAATTTCTATATAATATTTATCTAATTGAAAAAAAATATTTGATAAATGTTCTGCAGCTTGATTCATATTCTCTGCACCAATCTCATACCTAGTTTCTAAAACTTGTTTTTTAAAATTATCTTTGGTTTGTTCCATAGAATGTTTATAAAATACACAGTCATTGTAATTTTTTCTTATTTTGTTATCTAAGGTTTTTACATCTTGCATAATTTTTACAGAAAAATCATAACGTGCAAGACTTAGGGCAGCAAGTTTTGTAAAAGTTTCTGTTTTGTATTTTTTGTTTTGAAAAATTTTATAGGCACGGTTGCTTTTTTTAATGCATGTATTGCCTATATAGATAGCATTGCCTTTTTGATAAGGAAAAAGTTTTATATCAATATCATTCAGGAGCTGTTTTAAACGGGGTATGACAGTATTCATTACGTTTTACAAAAGTACTTCCATCTTTCTTTGTAGTATTTACTAGATTCTTTCTCTCTAGTGTTTTTAAAATGACTTCTTCTCGTTCTGTTAAACTTTCTATCGGCACTGGTAGGCCTAGCTTACTTAAAAGCTTTTGTTCTTCGTTAGATCTGTGTATTTCGTAACCTAATACAAGCTCGTTAATTTTCATGCTGTCATTGCAGACGGCGCTTGAGGCGCAGTAGTGTTTTGATTATTTTGCATTGTAGCTGGCGACGGTTGTTGCGTCATAGCTGTTTGATTTCTAGCATCTTGTGTTGCTAATCTTATCTGCTCTTGAGTAGTTCTAATAGACTGCTGTAGAGTTGCTATCTCACCTTGTTTAATTTTAAGAGATTCTTGTTGATTTTTTAATTGTGCATTAAGTTGTGAAACTCTGTCAGCACGCCCTGGCGCATTTTGTTCATTTATTAAATCAGTTACTTTCATCTTTTGTTCATTCCTTGTGATAAACGCTTACTTGCTGGGTTTACACGCTTTGTACGCTTTGCACGTCTTGCCATTACTTTACCTAAGCGTGCTCGAGTTATTTTCATTTGTGCACTGCGCTTTACATTTGGAGCAGCGTGACATGCAGTAGGAGACGAAACAATACGACCATGACGTTTGCCGCCAGAGCATCTGTATTTTCTTACAAGTGCTGATCCTTTACGTCCCCATATTTGTTTTGTTTCATTCATCTTAAGATCCATTCATTAACAGTACGCCTAATGTTCCCAGTAGCCCTACAATAATGGTTCCAGCTGTGGAAACAATAGTAGCAATCAAAGTTTTATTATTACGAGCTATTTGTTCATTTTGGCTTCTTAACATTTTATGCACCATAGTAACAGACTCTTCTACTTTACTTAGACGATATTCTAGTACATCATACCGCTGGGCACATAAATCTACATGGGCTTCTAAATTTTCTTTTTCTAAATCTGTTGTGCTCATTAAGTATTCATCCCTATTTAATATACTATTTATTCGATAATTTTAAAAATAGTATTTCTATGTTGTTTGTTATCAGTGACAAAACATTGTTTCTCTATTTTTGCTGTTTCGTCTAGGTCTATATTTACTGGTATACTATCAAAGTCTTTCATTAAATTATCTATTGAAATACTGTCTTTCATGCTAGGAGTAAAAACAAAATTCCAAACTTGGTGTTCTCCTTTGAATTTACTTCCAAAAATCTCATCTACTTTTTCTTTTGATGATGTCAATTTGATATTTTCTAAATTAACTCGTAAACCAATAGTCTGTACTATCATATCATTGTTATCTTGCTGTAAAGATTCTTTACCTAATCTTTTCCTTACATTTGTATTAGTTATGTCAACAAGGGTTTTAATTAAAAACTGCATATGCTATTTAAGGTCATAAAAAAAGCGCCACTGGAAAAGTGACGCTTTTTTAAATCTATTATAATTGTATATTATAGACCTTCGAATGTTGTTGGTTCTGTAACTGTTACAGTACCGCCACCGCCACAGGTGTAAACACCTGAGCTAGTAACTGAACCAGCTGATGTGTCTAGTACTTGACCAATTGCTGTTGCTACTGAATCGATATCAGTTGCATGACGATCACCAACGATGAAAATTTCTAGTCCAGTAGAAATAATTTGAATCATCATTCCGTGTGAACCAATTGATTCTACAGTTTGCTGACCAGTTGCTGCTGTTAGTGCTACAGCATCATTTGCACCACTTAGTACACACTTATAAAGTGTTACCTGTGCATTACGTTGAATAGTACCAAGTGTTGGTGCTGTTGGATTTACGCGAGTTACATCTCTTGTTACGGCTGTTGCCATCTTATCTCTCCTTGTTTGAATCAAGGCAAACTTTTTGCCTTGTTAAAAGTATTTATCAAAAACTAACTAAAATAATTTGTTAATACTACTTTTTGTTTAGTTTTTTTATTCTTTTATGCAATAATTTAAGTTGAGATATTGCCACTGGTCCTGCTTTAACAAAATCGTGTACCATCTGTATTATAGGCAAATAACTTTGGATAAAGTTTATCGGAGTTGCTTTGCCTTGTGCTGCATATTCTACAAACTTAGTAGCTCTTACAGCATTTTCATTACCTACAATCAATCTATAGTAGCTGACATCACTAGGAGATTTTTCTAAATCTGGCTGGCTTATATCAATTTCTGTATCTTTAACTGTAGGATCAATAAGTCTATTAGAACCAGCCCAAGTAGAGTAATAATCTATAATATCACTTGCTCTAAGCTTAGCCTGAGCTGCGTGTAATAATTGTGTAATTACTTCTTGTTTTTTTGAAATATGCAGTTTAGGAAAATTGCCTGTGTCTCTTCTTAAGGTGCTATACTTTGACGTTTGTTGTCGTAGGCTATTCTGTACTTGATAAAAGATGTTAAAACTCTGTATAGCAGATGAAGTAGGATTAGCTCTAACTTGTGTTAAATATCCATTAATGGTCATTATTGGCACTTGGGTATTGCGTCGTATTTGTTTTGCACTGCCTGGATCTTTTAATTTATCCATTGCATCGTTGTCACCGCCTACAAAGTATAAAAAATTATAAAGATCGGTGTTAGCCATTCTAAATTGTCTATAGCCGTCACCGCTTGTTGTTTTTCTTAGATAATCTTGTAAAAATAAATTATTGTTAGCATCATGTCGCATTACTTCAATCATACACAATATCAAAAACATTTTTTCGCAGCAATCAGAATACGTTAATGATTTCTGATCAGACGAGTTTCGTGTCATCCTAGCTTCGTGAATTTCCTTAATAAATTCCATCATTATAAACCACTTAACTTTTGAATACTAGATAACTCTTCATTTACTTTATTTTTTTCGTAACAGTTGCAATGCTTGCAGTCTGGACCGCACTTACATTTACTTACTGGTTGTCCGCAACATGCCTCTGGGCACATTTCTTCTTTTGATTCTCTTTGCACTGCTCTATTAGCAGCAGTAAAGCCTGATCTATCTACAAGTTTAATTGCGCCTTCGGAATGGTCTAACACATATCCTTCACCACCTTTTGAGCCAGCAGTAGTTGCTTTAATAGCGCTATCGTGCGAATCAAACTGTTTTATTATATCATTTTTTATTTGCATTATACTAGCAACAATTTGCCACATGCCATTAAAACCATTTATATGCGTATTTAGATATTCTTGTATCCGTGCTTGTTTAGCAGGCGAAACCTTACTAGTGGCTAGCCATTGCATAAAGTCTGCACCGAGATTAGTTAACCCTGTGTCTACTTTTTTATTTAAATATGTATAGAAAATCATAGGCAAATCCTTCATCTTAAGCCTCGTAATTCTCTCTACGTTTAACATATCATCTATTTGTGCACCATATTTTTGTACAAGATTATTAGCCTCCCTAGCATGCGAGTCATTTACATTAGGTGCACGTTCGACAGTAACTGGCGGAAAGTATAGTACTTCGCCTGCATTCATCTGATTTAATATAGTTTTATCAACTGCGGTATCTTTACCATCCGGGGTCATAAATCTATGTACCACCACTCCACTTGTACTAGCACCAATTTGCTGACCTATTTCACTTTCTGCATCTACTTCATACGTAACAATGTTAGGTGTAAACACGTAATTTCCATTTTCATTTGTTGGTGTATCAAAGTATAACAAATCACCTTTTAAATAGCCTATTACATGCTTAGGAAAACTTCTTTGGTAAAGATCGTACAGCGCACTCATTTTTCCTGCAAACACTTTTTGAGATTCAGGATTGTTTGGATTTCTTTTACTAAACATTTTGTTTACAGCAGCCGCTGACGTAGGACGACCGTCGTAGCCTTTTGCGCCAAATCCGCTTTTATCTGTTAAAACAAACTTGCCTTCTTCGTTTCTTCCAAATATGATAGCAGGAGAGCCGTCCCATTTAATTGTCACATCTTGATGCCTGCCTTCTTCTAAACTTTTTAGTGCTTCAACTGCTCTACGAGCGCCAGCTGCACCTTCCCAAAACACAAGGTCTTCTGCGTGCTGTATACGAGCTTCGGCACCTTCAGTAATTATTTGTTTATTTTCAAAAAGCTCTTGTACTTTCATTAATCTCTACTCTTTATAGTTAATATGCGTAGTTTTGTATTCCTGCTAGATCTTTGAGTCTAGTAATGTCAGCACTTTCGGGAAGTTGTTTACCACGTTTTTCAAATGCTGCTCTAGCATCAGCAGTTAGTTCTTGATAATCAACACGGCTTCGAAGTGCGGTAAGAATAGTTTCTACGCTTTCTAAATCGTCTGGCTGAGCATTAGGTCCGATTAAATGCTGGGCTATTTCTTGTGGGTTACGAGTAATAACTTGATTACTCATGCGATCAATAAGGCCCTGCTGTGGGCTCCATTTATAGGCTTGCGCTGTTGCAATACTGCTCATCAGTATTTGTCTTTCTGCACCTGAGTAAGCAGTTGCATCATTAGACCCAGCCATACTCCATTTCATCCATTCGGGATCACCAAACATCAAATCTGTTTGAACATATCCATTTCCTTCGTCTCCATTTATAGGAGTAAGAAAGTGAACACTTATGCCTGTCTTGCGTATCCATGTTTTAGGGTCATGACCATTTTGTTCACACCAAGCTGCAAGTTTTTGCACAAGTTCATCTTTGGTTACTTCTTGTTGATTTACAGCTACATCTAGATCACCACTTGTTTCTTTACGCCCTGTAGATCCTAACATAAAATCTTCATGCGGTAAATTTGTTATTTTTTCTAACCAGCGTAGGGTAGGCACTACGTCTTTTTGGTCAATTCGGCGTGTAATTATATTGCCATCTGGATCTTTAAATATGTTGCCGCCTTCAAGTAGTAGGGCCATTTTTACTTTCCTCTATTATTTTTCTCATACCTCTGCGGAATTTTTCAGTGTCGCCAGTTTTTAAGGCATTTGTAAATTTCTTTTCTAATTTTAAACTAGCATCAGAACCATATTGATTATTAACCCTGTTTAGCAAATTTATAACACTTTCAAGAATATTCGAAGCAGAAGCTTCGATCATATGTTCAGATCCAGTGTGTCTGTAATTTTGTAATTCTTCTAAAATTGATCTAGTTTTTTTACGCATACACTATTTATTAAACTATAAACTAAATAGTTACGAGAAGGGAGAGCTCGCAAAATGAATATGAAATCACTTCGTGTCTCTGGGCGGGGACACGTACTAGCCAAGTTATCTGAATTCGTTTATGAAGAACCTGATGAAGCAAAAACTCTTGTAAACGATTTTGGTTTTCACACTTTTGAATATTACAATAGAGACGGTGCACAAGCGTACCGTTTTGAAAGCGACACTGATGTAGTGTTTGCTTGCAGAGGCACAGAACCAGGCAATTTTAATGATATGCTAGCAGATCTTGATGCTAGAAAAGAAGAAAGCGAAACAGTAGGCAAAGTACACAAAGGCTTTAAACGTGAAGCAGACGATATATGGGAAATGATATATGAAGATCTAGTTGCACTAAATGATGATAAACGTAATTTATGGTTTACTGGTCATAGCTTAGGAGCAGCAATGATTACTATAATGGCAAGTCGTGCATGGGAAGATGATGCATTGCCAGATCCAATCGAATTACATACATATGGTTCTCCTAGAGCAGGTGATGCAGTATTTGCAGACAGTATGAAAAATTACAAGCATTATCGCTGGGTTAACAACAATGATATTGTTACAATGGTACCGCCCGCATTTATGGGATTCAAACATGCAGGTACAGAAAAGTATATTAACTCAGATGGCATTGTTGTGAAAGTAGGTTTTTGGAAAAAACTAATGGACCGTTGGAATGGAATAATAGGAAACAAGATGGACATGATAAACGATCATACTTGTAGCCTATACGCAAAGCACTGCAAGGCAAATTAGTATTATCGGTCGAACTTATGCGTTTTATGCAAAGATCGTTTGTTCTAAAAGGGGCTATTAAAGCCCCTTTTTTGTGTTATAGTAAGTGTAAATAGAGTTAGTAAAAACATTTTCTTTCTCTAAAATATTTTACTTACACACAACAAAAGGACTAAAATACTATGTTTAAACTAGGCAGACTTTTTTCACGAAAGTCAAAAGATGCTGATGTTGACCAATTTATTCGTATGGAGTACGGGCTTGAAGTTCGTAATCTTATGAAGAATGGTATCCCACAAGATGTAGCAATCGAAGGCATTCGCAATAGGGTAAAATTGTAATGAAAACAATTCAACAAAAAATAAAAAAATTCATTACACTATTCGAACTTCCTTGGGAAGTTAATCTACACGGGTACCAAATAGGAACAGACACCGATGCGTAAATTTATTAAATCACTTTTTGATAGACGTTCTGATGAGGAACGTTACTTGGCAAATGCTCATGACATTTATGATCTTGAGAATAGGCAACAAATGTTGAATAGGGGAGAAGCTCCTTTTCAAAAATACTATAAAACAACACTAGACGTATGGAATCACAACTAATGAAATCATTTTGGAAAGGCGTTGGCAACGCAATGAAAAAAGCTGGAGAGGCTAGGGCACGTAGAGCACTAGCTCCATATCAACATATACTAGACTATCACGGTTTTAGTATAAACGATAGTAATAAGAATAAAAAAGGAGCCTAGTGCT